TCTTTCTTACCTATAGCTTTAGCTCCTATCTGTGCTAAACTTCGCAAGCCAGTTGCGCGTGTAAATTTAGCTATAGAATCGCCAAGACCTCTGGATTTCATTTGATAATTTTTTAATGTTCTACTCATAATTTAATTTTATAAAAAGGTTACCCCGAAGGGTAACCATAAGTGATTAATTATTTAATCTTTTTTCTATATTTGAATATACTTCCATACCTTCATCAGTTTTAAACCAAGCAGCTAAAGCCGAGTAAGGATGTTCGTCAAAAGGAACGTTCATTAGTTTTCTATCATTAGAGGCCCAACTAAATGTTCTTTGATCTTGAGATAATCTAAGTATTCCCATTTCAGTTGCTTTAATACCAAAATTTCTAAGCTGGACATTTTCATCGTTAATTAAATCTAAGAATAATTGAGGATTTCTCTTAGCATATACTAATAAATCTCTTTTAAGTTCCTTAGAACTCATCGTAGATACCTCAGAACCTTTCTCTACACGTAAAACCGCTTCAGCCATATCGATGTCTAAATTTCTAGCCGCATTTAATGCTTCTATTTCTAGTTCTATAATTTCAACTTCGTTTTGTGCTTCAACCTGAGGTTTGTATTCGTGATATATATGTTTTCGTCCTGGGTGATATAGTGATAATAATTTTTGTAATGTTTGTTTTTCTCTAGGCACATACAAAGCTCCATTTCTAAATACAATATGAGCTAATCTTTGATCGCCTTGCATTTCATCTACAAAACAAGTTCTTTGATTTTCACAGTACTTTAATTCTCTTTCATAACCTTTCTCTTCGTCAAAATAATAAATACCAGTACTTTTTATCGATCTAGATAAAGATTTTCTACTTTTACCTCTTAAAAAATAACTTCTATTTTTTATTTCCCAAGTATCTTTTTTCGGTTTTGGAATTTCCATAACCGGTGTTTCAACTTTTGGTTGCTCTACAACCGGTGGAGTTGATTCCACTTTTGTTTTTTTTGTTTCTTGTTTTTTTGCCATAATATAATATATAATAAAATTAATAAAAATAAAAGGCCGAGGCCGAAGCCCCGGTCTTTTAAAAAGTTGTTTACTTCATTAACATAAAGTTGTTAGCACCTTGAGTAACTAAACATCTTTCTGATAAGAAGTGCATTTGCATTGCATCTAAATCAGATGTAACAGCTCCAACAGAACCAGTAGTCCAAGTTTTCATTTTTCTACTTTCTGTTTGAGAAGCTCTATATCTAACATGTAAGAAAGGACGTTTCATATTTCTTCCCATCATTTCATCATAAACTGAAGATACACCAGCTGGAACAATTATACCACGAACCGCATCAGACGTTGCAGCGCTATTAATTCCACCTCTAGTAGCTTTATCATTCAAGTATTTCCAGTCAGACTTATAGAAGTCATAAGAACCTCTTCTGAAACCAGAGAATCCTAGATTGAGTGCCATATCTTCAGAGTTGTCAAATACACCATAAGAAGTACCACCAGCTCCATAAGAATTCATTGAAGCTAACATGTCATCAATAGCTAAGCTAGTTGATCTATTAACAAACATCATATTTTCTTCAATAGCACCTTGATTATCAAATTCAGCTAAGATAGCGTCGAATTCAGCTAAATCAGTAGCTGGATTAACACCAGTAACACCTGAAGTTAAATTACCTCTATTTTCTACAGCATAGAATAAACCATCCATACCACCTGGATTTCTACCAGATGCATAGTAAGCAGCATCATCAGTTTCACCCGCATCTAAGATATGAGATTCAGCGTTAACTGGCTCAGCTTCAATACACATCATTTCTACGTAATCATTGAAACGTGTTCTTGTATCACTAGCCGCTTTTAAATACCATAAGTAACCACCAGTTCCATCTTCGTTAGAAACTTCAACCCAACCAATTTGAGAAGCATCAGATCCAGAGATCTCATAGTAATCTTTCATGATAACAGGTTTGTTACTAAATGATTTGAACGTTGGTTTAACAGCTTTAGCTGATGAGTTAGCTGGTGTAATACCACCTAATCCAGTTGAACCTTTTTCCCAATCAGAACCAATAACTACAACTTGCGTGTTTGCTAAAGTTGCATTTGATCCATGGAAAGGAGCATCAGCCCAAGTTTCTTCACCATAAGGTGCGATAGTAATAGCTGTACCATTAATTAAAACCACTTGACCAGTACCTGACCAACCAGCGTTAGATACTAAACATACGTCGTATAATCTACAACCATGATTAGCGATAGTAAATCCATCACCAGATATATTTCCGTCACCATCACTAACTACAGTAAAAATATTAGTGTTAGTTACTAATGATCCAATTAAAGATATATGTAATCTAGACTGCTCAGACCAAACTACTTGATCAGAAGCCATAGCCTCTTCAGCACCTACTTGTGAAAGAAATCCTGAGATTGTTCTGTTTCCAAAAACCTCAGCTTCTTTCTCCATAAGTTCTGGTAAATATTGTTGGGACCAATCATTTGATCCACTTGTAAAATCGATATAATTTGAAACTAACGTTTGCTTTTGAGAAGCCGCAACGCTATTCAAATTAGTTCCTGCAGTAATTGCCATAATTTTTTAATTTTAAATTGTTATTTTTTATTATTAATTTTAAACTTAAAATCAGAAGAATCATCGCCCAATACTCTAAACTTTAAACCACCCGCTTTTATTTCTCCGTGTGATTGTCTTGGGTCCATACTAACATTTTTAGCTTTTGCAACACTATTCTTCATAGCATCTGCTTTACCTTGCTCATAAAAATGCTTTGCAACAGCATCAGCATTCATAGCGGTAAATAAAGACTTATGATAACCTTTAGCATCTGACATTTGATTGTTTTCATCAAGAAACTTTCCCACGAATTTACTAATATCATCTTGACTGCTTTTTACCTTATCCATATCTTTAACATTAAATCTATATTTTTTATCTCCAACATTGTAATCAAAACCTTTAAACTTATCATTAAAAACTTGATCTGTTTTCTTTAAAAAATTAGATTTAGTTGCTTCTAAAGTTTTTTGTTGTTCTTCAGATTCTTTGTTATATCTATTAAAGAAATCTATAGCTTTTTGTTGTTCTTTTGTAAGTTTACTTCCAGCTTTAATTTCTTCATAGTATTTGGACTTTTGCCCGTCCAAGTGGGCTTTAGCGCTGGCAACTTGCTCTTTTAACGCTAATTTTTTTCTTCGTATATCTCTATCTTCATCAACTTCTTCATCGTAAGAGAACGAATCTTCCATAAGGAAGTTTATTTCTTCATTATTTAAATGAGGTTTAGTTTGTTTATAATATTCTCTTAATAAAGATTCATCATCTAACTCGCTATAATCTTGATTAAGTTTAACGTAATCATTTAAATCACCACCAGTTTCTTCCATAAAATCAACTAATTTTTGGATACTTTCTGGTAAAGGTTTTCCGGTTGCTTCGGCCTCAGCTATAGCTTCTTCAACTTTTTCTTCTACTTCAGCAACTTCTTCTTCGGTTGAATCTTCGGTAATTTCTTCTAATACTGTTTCTTCTTGTGTTTCTGCTTCCGGTTGTACTTCTTTTTGTTCTTGTGTGGGCTCGGCGTTTTCAGACTCTGCAACCACTCCGCTGTCGTCAGCGTTATCTTCTTTAGTTTCATTTTTTTCTTCTTTTGGTATTGGTGGTTTACTTAAATCTATTTTTATAACACTATCATCTCCAGCGCTATCAAATTTAGATTCATCTACTTGAGGTGTTTCCTCTACAGACGGTTGTTCTGTTTGGTTCTGTGTAGTTTCTTCAACTACATTTTCATTTTTTTCTTCCATAATATAATATAATAATAATTAATAATTTTACCTAGGTTCAAACGCACCTAAATCAAAGCCTCCACCCATAATATCATTACCGGCTGATTCAAAGTTTTTAGGTGGTTTACCTGATTTTCTTTGCTCAATCATCTCGCTTTGTTGAGTTGCTTGAATTTTTGTTCTTTCATCTTTCCTGTCTTCTTTTTGTTTTTCTCTTTCTTTCATGCCATCAACTTCAATTCCTTTAAGTTGCATGTTATACTGAAATTCTAAAGCCATTAATTCTTTTTTCAAATCTGCCTCTTGACGCATCTTTTGACTTTCAATTTGAGCTTTCATTTGTTCTAACTCCGCTTTAGTAGAAGCCAAAGCTTGGTCTTTTTGCATTTCAATTTGTGAAGCAGCTTCAGCAGATTGTTGGTTTGCTTGTGCTTGAGCTTGTATGTTCTCTAATTGCATTTGTCTATCTCTTTCCTGCTTTTGTTTTCTACGTATTTTAAGAAGTTGATTAGCTAGTTTAATACTTTTTATTTCTCTAAGATCAATAGCATCTTCTAATTCAATATTTTGCTGTTGAAGAGCCATTTGAATATTATTCTCTAACATTTGTTTTTCTTCTTCATCTGGCATTAATTCTATAAATATACCGAAATCATATAAATGTAAATTAGACATTTCTTTTAAAGTAGCTACATTATGAGTTCCTATAGCTTGTATAAAAGCATCTCTTGTTGGTGAATATTCTATAATATCAGATATTCTAAGCGATAAACATTCCGCTGTTTCTGCTGTCAAAAATAATCCAGCTTGTAATATATGTCTTGTAGCTGTATTAGAATTTGCAGCAGCAAGTTTCTGCACGCCAACCAAAGCATTAGCATCCGGCGTAGAACCATCTCTAGCTTCGTTTAACCCGGTTACATCTCTTATCATTTGTAGATAATAATTATAATTACCTATAAGCGCTTGTATTTTATTTCCACCAGATCCAGATGTTATTTCTTGAATAGGTACTTTACCAGGATTCATATCTCCATCTTGTGTAAATGATCTACCAATAACACTACCTGTTTGGAAGAACATATTTAAAGCTTCTTGTGGATTATAATTAGTTCCATTACCTAAATCTATTTCAGCTAAACCATCAGCATCTAAATAAACACCATCTGGTACCATACGTGACATTACTTGTTGTAGTTTTAAATGAGTTAATTGAATCATATCAGCAAAACTAGTTACACGTTTTACTAACGAATCTATTTTGCCATTATACATTCTAGGCGCAACTATACTATAATTCATTTTTACTTTAGTAAAATCACTTTTAGGTCTCATCATATTTTTAGACATTTCCCATTTAAGTAATTTATCTGTACCTAATATTATAGCACCTTCGTAAAGAGTT